ACCTTTAAACTCCTCATCTATTTGTTGTGTGCATACAGGACAATTATCATTCTCTTTAAAAAATGACAATGTTTTTTTATGAGTTTCTAAATTAGATTCTATTTTTGTTTCTAGTTTATTCAGTTGTTTAAGTTTATTATCAGCTTCATCTTGACCATTTAGTTCATTTTGACTAACAGCTATCTCTTCATTTAGTTTTTGTAGTTTTGTTTCATAATTTTGTTTATTTTTGTTATTTTCTTCTAGTCTATCTAGCGCTACCTTCTGGTTGTCGCTACCTTTGGTTTCCAGAGTGGTTAGATACTTTGCTTCAGTTTCGTACTTGGTCTTTATTAACTCCGCTTGGTGCCTCACCTCCGTCAACTTTTTTTGTAAATCACTCTGTTGGGAACGCAAAATTAGGTCCATAAGGCCAAAAACTCTAATATCAAGTATCTCTTCAACAACTTCTCTTCTATATCTCGGTTTCATCTTCATAAACGGCTCGTATGAGGAAGAACCTAATAAAACAACCTGTATGAAAGACCTATAATTAAGTTTCATAATATTTTGTTCTAGGTACTTTTGATAATCAATATTGTTGGCGTCTTGATTTAATTTTTTGCCATCACAAAATATCTCAAATAGATTTGGTTTAATACCTCTTCTTACTTTAAATTTTTTGGTACCTACTTCAAAGTCAACCTCTACAATACAATCAGCATTATTAATAGTATTGACCATTTGTTCTTTCTTAATAATTCTAAATGGTCTATTAAATAATACAAAACATAATGCGTCTAGTAGTGTTGATTTACCACTACCATTTGTACCTACAATTAATGTAGTTTGTGACATATCAAGGTTAACCACTATTGGTTGATTACCAGTTGATAAAAAGTTTTTATAAGATAGTCTTTTAAATAATATCATTTAGTAATTATCTAATCATTGTACCGGCTGGTGGTCTTTTAAAGTCCGGATCCATAGGTGCTGGTTCTGCTTTTGATTCTTGACTTGGATGTTTAAAGTATAAATTGCCTGATACACTTATTCTAGTACCTGGTGTTTTAAAAGGTATAACTTCGTGTCTTAACAAAGCAGGAAAAATCCATACATATCCTTCTTCAGGTAAATATGATTGTGTATGAGTTGCCCATTGTGGGAAAGAGTGTTCACCATAATGAAATATAGTTGCGCCTGGTCCAGCACTTCTACCTGTATATTCTTTTCTTTCTTTTTCTAGGTCGTGTGTTTTTAAATACATAACCCAAGATAACATTCCGCTATGTGTATGTGTAGGATTATATTCATTTTCTTTCATATAATTAATCCATAAATTCATTAGATTAAATTTGTTAGACCATTCTGGTTCTTTATAAGTTGTACCTAAAAATTCACAATTACCATCTACATAAGAGTCTATGTATGGTTGAAATTCTTTAACAAACCAACCTTTATCTTCCATATTATAGCCTCTTTGGTCTGACATCAAACTTGCTAGTTCAGAATTTCCTGAACCTTCTTCTTTATTTTCTGCTCTTTTTAATAGACCATCAATTAATGGTTGATGTACTTTCATCAATGCCACATATGGTCCAAACTTTATATTTCCTAATATTTCTGGTTTCATTCGCTTGCCTCACTATATAGTTCTTTTGCAAAAGCTTTTAACTTTTGTTTATCTAGGTCTGTATTGACTTGTTCAATATAGTTACCTAAAAATGTTAATGTATCTTCACCTTGTTCAAGTATGTCTTCCCTTACGGTAGCATTTACATCTGACATATCTTCTATAACATCAATAGAGTGTACATTAATTAAATTGTATATTCTATCCATTAATCTATCATACATATCTGTATCAGTTTTATTTGATATAAACAACTTTACAAAACACTCATCATATTCTTGTAAATCAAGATTGTCATAGTTAGTTTCTTTGTCATTATATACTATCTTCTTGAACATTCTAATAGGATTAGGTACTCTTGTTATCTCTCTTGTTTGAGTATCAAAAATATGAAATCCTTTAGGACACATATGGTCTGACCAAGTCATTTCGTATTGTGTACCAAGATAATATATTTGTCCGTCATCTGACTTTTTATGAAAGTGACCAGACAAAACTTTTTCAAATCTTTTAAACATACCTTTTTCTTGACCGTGGTCATTAAAATGGCCGTTGTGCATTTCAAAACCTTTTATTTCTAAATGACCCATTGCAATAGGTGATGTACTAGTTTTAATAGTTTCTACTGACTCTGTTTCATTATCATCACATATCCAAGGTATGAATAATACTTTAAGATTATCAAATTCTAATTCTGTTGCTTTTGTATATACTTTAGCACCTTTACTAATCTCTAGGTTTTGTAAAGCATTTACTTCGTTTGTGTTCTTATAATAAGTGTCGTGGTTACCAATAATGATATGAGTATCAATACCCATTTCTTCTAATCTGTTCCAAAATACTTGCTTAAAATTATGAGCAGTATTATGGTTAATGAATTTTCGTCTATCAACTACATCTCCTAAATGAATTAAAGTGTTTATGTTATGCTCTTTTAAATATGGAAAAAATAGTTCATCATAGAATCTATTTTGATATTTAATAAAAGCCGGGCTATCATTTCTCACACCAAAGTGAGTGTCATTCAACAAAGCTATTTTCATTACTTCTTTTTAGTTTTCTTTTTTTTAGGTGATAAAGCAGGGTCTTCTTCTTTTGGTAGATTTTGTCTTAAAAACTCCGAGAATTGATTTTTAAAATCTCTGTCTTCACCTGGTTGTAAGGTCATATCATCATAGTTAGATTCAGCAATCATCTTTTGTTTGATTGTGGTCTGTTTCTTTTCTTTTTGAATTCTACGTATAAATGCATAATAAATTATTTGTGTGAAATATGCAAATGGATTGTTAGATTTTTCTGGATTAAAATTGTCTAGGTATTGTAAACAATTTTCTATACCATCAGAAATCATATCGTCTCTGTATGTATAGTTAATAAAATTAGGTCTGTACGATAGGTGATTCGCTATCTTTAGAAAACAACTGCCAATATAATCTGTCACAGGTGGCTTGGATTCTTTTTTCCTTTTTGCCTTGTTAACAGATTTTCTATACTCAACCATAGCGGCCAAGAATTCTTTGTTGTTTACGTAATGTTCCGGTTTTGATTTTTGTCTTGCCATAATATCCTCATACTATCTTATTTTTTTATATTTGTCAATGTTCATTTCACACTTGACATTAGAAAAATTATCTGTATAATGAGCGGTGTAGCGTTTTCAAGAACACTAGTGTATAGTTTTATTCTCTTCCTCTTCATCATCAAATTCTTCAAATATTTCTCTTATCTTTTTACTTTCATCAGCCGTAAACTCTTTTCTTTCATACCTTTGTTGGTCTTTTTCAGGAGGCCGTATTGTGTGATATTCTTTTGATATCATAACGTATTGTGAAGACATTTCTTTAGTTGCCCCTGTTATGGTCATAATCTTATCTTTAGGTATTGTGACTATATTATCTGGTGAAAAGTTTACCCAACGAATCAAAGCAATATAATCCCTAAAACCAGTTGCTGTTATTTGAGGCACATACTTAATTTGTAATGGTCTCTCTAACCTCAACAATGGTGAGTTGTCAGGTAATTGTTTATCTTTTTGTGGTAAATGGCATACAATATCGTCACCATTTATCAGCTTAATAACTTTTATATTTGTTTTAACTTCTTGGTGCATTGTTTAACTCTACGTTGTGAATTTCATAATCAAAGTCTTCGCCGCTGTATATATTTATCCGTTCTCTAAAATGAGCCAGAGTGTAATTCTCTTTTTCATTGTGAGTTAAATCATCTGCGACATCATATAAAGTAGCGTGTGAATTGTTGTCTTTTAATCGTAGACCACGACCTATGCTTTGCAAGTTCCTTATCCTAGACTTGCTAGGACTAGCAAAGATAATATTATGCAAGTTCCTAATATTAATTCCAGTTGAGAAGGTGCCATACGAAGCCACAATAATGGCACTATCGCTATTCTCTGTAATCTCTCTAATAGTTTCTCTTTCCTCTGTGTCAACTCCTCCGTGAACGTAAAATACTTTTTTGTCATTTGCTTTTTCCTTTATCATTTTATATAAATTTTCGCCGTGTTTTTCAACGTATTGAAATAAACATAGTGTATTGCCTTGTAGTCCAGCGGCCAAGTTTCTAATATACTTGTTCCGTTTTTCGTTAGATACTATAAAATCCATTTCTTCTTGATATGTTTTACCTTTTACGAATTCTTTTTCCTGTTTACCGTGTTGTAAGACCAAACAGAATATTTTGAGGTCAGATAACTTTCCTTTCTCCATAAGTTCCGTTGTGGATACTACCTTATTTACAGCACCAAATAGTCCTTCTAGTACAAGTTTATGTGTTTTTGAACCATCTAAAGTACCTGTCATACCTACTCTGTAAGGACATTTTACCAGTTTGGTCATAATTTTTGTTAGTGAAACTGCCTTGAATAAGTGTGCTTCATCACCTATAATCATACCAAATTGTGTAAACCATTTTTTAGGTTGATTGTATATTGATTGCCAAGTTGAAATTATAATTGGTTTATTTGTTTCTTTTGCGTGACCTTGATATATTCTATGTACATTTTTTTCAGGCGACCAGCCATAATCTTTAAAATCTTTATATAATTGTTCTACCAAAGAAGTGGTTGGTACGATAACTAATATTTTTTTCTTTTCTTCTTTTAATCTTAATAAATTAAATCTTACTAATAGATATGTTATAAGAGATTTACCAGAGGCAGTTGGCGACAATAACAAGCACCTATTTGTTCTTGTTGCATATACAAATGCTTCTCTCTGGTAATCTCTAACTTTGAAAGGTATCTTTAAGGCTTCAATAAACTTATCTACTTTAGTATCATCTACTTTTGTATCTGTAATCTTTGTACCATCAACAACTTCAACATCATTATCTTTACACCATTTTAAAATGTAAGGATATAAACCTGTATATATTTGACCTGTTTGATAAGAAAATAATCTTATCTTTCCGTCCCATACACGATTTCTAAATTGAGGCATAAACTTAAAACCAGGAACCTCAAAGGTAAAAAATTCACCAAGGTCTCTCCTGATACTTTCGTCAGCGTCAATTTTTAGGTAAACGTCATCTTTCTTTTCAATGACCAGATATCTTATGTTGTTCATTAAATAGCGCCACTAGTAAACTTACGCCACTCAATTGCATTTTTTATTGTAAAGGTTCTATTTGAAATTTGTCTAATAGTTCTATCTAAAAAATCAGTTGTAGTTTGTAAGTAATCCACTTTATGTTTTGCACGTTGAATTTCAATATCAGAATCAAGATACTTGTCAACGTCTTGTTTTAAAATTTTTAAGTTAAAAGGTTTCTCTGCATATACTGAAGCGTCTGCTTTGCCTGTATAATACTCCCATTTTTCACGTTTGATTGTATTTAAATCAGACTCAGCTTTGCTTAACATCAACTTAAAGTTGGTTAAGTGCTTCATATATTTGTTGTGTAATTGTGGTGTTTTTAAAGACTCTAAATCTAATTCAGTTTCATTCAACTTCAAATCTTTATCAACCAACTCTTGTAGTTTTTCTAAATCCATAATGTCTCCAATGTATCATAATATACTGAAAATGTAAAGTTTAGGATACGATATCAGTAGCTTGTTTGCCTTGTTGTGCAAACTCATAAATCTTATATTGAAAGGTCGCTGTAGCAGATAGATACTCAACATCTGTTGCTTGTTGGTCAAAGGACAAAGAAGATAATGATACAGGAAATACATCACTAAATCTAACCTCTATATTACCACGGTTCTTACTAGATAGTATGTTAAGTGTGGCGTCTGAAAAAATAGGACCTATTGGAGTAGCACCAGAGACTACTTTTCCAGGGTCAGTAGCTTTACTTTCTTTACCTATGACTGGAAATCTATCCTTATTTGCGTCAAGCATATTTGTATATTGTTGTCTATCACTAGGGAAACCTATACCTGTCAACCAGCCGTGCATTTCTCGGTAGTTATCTAAATTTTCGTCTATCAAAAATGTAATATTTAAATCACCAAAACTAATCTTTTCACCTGGTACAGGTATGTCTCTAAAAGGTGTTGATTGTGTTGCTGATGGCATAGAAACTTCTGGTATATTTGCTGATGTACAAAAGTATTCTACTTTAGGTAACTTAATAATACTAAATTTAAACTGCGCCGGAGACGCTAAGTCTAATTTAGTTGGTTGTCTTGATAATGCATTTGTAGTTGTCATACTACTATTTATACTAGTTAGTAGGCTGTGTTCCTGGCTCAGGTAATACGAAATCTTTTGGTGGCATTTTCAACGTTTTCTTTTCAGTATTGTATATAGCTATATCAGGATTTTCTTTTACCCATTCTTTTTTAGATTTGTCCCAAGCTGGCTCTTCTTCTTTTACTCTTTTAGGAGTTGCTCTTAAACCTTTACAATGTTTTTCTACCGTAGAGAATTGTGGTGGTAAAGGTCTATCTGCATATCTTTGGCAGACTTTAAGCATTTCCAATTCTTGTTTTAAATTTTCATTCTCTAGTGTAATTTCATTTCTTTCTTCACAATCTTTTTTACTAATTCCTAGATACTTTCTAAATGTTAATCTTACATTATAGTTATCTGATTCATAATCACTATCGCCATAAATGTAATCAGTATTACCTCTATAATTTTCTACACTAATATCCATATCACCGTATCTACAATCGTTTGAACCATTGTTAAGATACTCGTTTCTTGCTTCTGCTTTACTTGTAAATGATACGATTAGAAGTACCAGTAATGCTAAGCACCATATTTTGGCAGCTAGATACTTCATATTAATATCCGTTTACGTCTCTGTTTAAGTCTTTAATATCCCAGGCTTGGTCTCTAACCTTTTCAGCAAGTTCTCTGTATAGGTTTTCAGCCATTTCCCACGTACCCTCCGCTCTGGATAAACGTGTTTTTAGGTCAGCATTATTCTCGGCTACTAATGCAATATCTCTTTTAAGATTTGTAATTTCTAATGCTGAGTCGTTAATTTGACTTGTTAAGTTGATGACGTATTTGACACCAGTAAATGACCCAACCAATATTGAGGCCACAACAGGTATCATTACAATATTTTTCTTTAAAATACTTGTTAGTTCCATAAGTCCTTTTTTATAGTGTATTATTATTTAGGCGTTTTTTAGGCCAAAAAAAAGGGCGACATAAAGCCGCCCTTTTCTGAAGTTTGTACTTCGCAAAGTAAAATTACATTAAGTTTGCAACTTGTACTTTTTGGTAGTATCTGTTTGAGTTAGCAGAACCAGCGTCATTTACTGGAGTGT